CAGTATGACGCAACTAGGGGACTTACGGGTAACCCTTCTCAATGGGACTCTTGCGCGACTCAGGCTAGAGACGTTTATCAACCCTATGTCACTGTCACCAACAATGGTGCTCCGCAGGGCTGGCGTGTGTTTCCACATGGCTTATACCATGATTGGATGATTAATGGGAGCGTGGACTCTAGGACTGGGGTCTCGAATTTGGCCATAGGTTCTCAGGCAGTGTACGGCAATCTAGACCGGTCTGGTCTTACTCCGACATTCCTAGTTCGTGAGGGAGCCTATAGACTTAATGCCGAGCTGTTTTACATAAAAGCCACAGGAGACACCTCACGCCTAGCCAAGCTTTCAAAGATTCTAGATGTCAATATCGCTAAAGCCGACCAGTGGATAGACAGTCCCGACCCCTTTGATTGGATTCAACCATTCATGGTGGGCTTGTGGGCACAAGCGTTGATTACTTGCTACGAGGATTCAGCTTGTACTCCCGGATATCATGACCCCAGAATCGGAGCGGTTATCAAGCGCATGGCAGATTATCTCTGGGCCAACGCATATAACCTGCCGAACTATCCCGGAGCCATGTACTACAACTCGAAGCAAGCTTCCTATAACACCCCTCCGGGTGCTGGAACAGACTTGAAGGCTCTGAATCTGTTAATTGCTCCAATGTACGCTTGGCTGTTTGCCAGAACGGGCGATTCAACTTACCAAGTACGCGGGGATACACTGCTCCAAAACATGATGTTGATGGACATTCCGGGTCAAGGGTGTGGCTGGAATGGCAAACAATTCAACGAGTGTTACCGCTGGAGTTTTGAGTACATGAAATGGCGCTCGGCTCCTGCAGCTAAGAGCGTCAGAAACAAGGTCAATCACAAGCGCTCAACTGTCTAAACGGAGGACGGTATGTTTTTGAGGCTTTATTCAATTGTAGGGTGCGAGCATTGCATGCGGGCAAAACGCTACCTCGACAACAGCGGAGTCCCTTACGAGGAAGTCATCCCTCAGAACGACCCCGTGATTGGTACAGGGCTCGCGGTTATGTTTCCCGGTCGGCCTGCTCAGTTTCCCATCTTGGTCAACTTCAGAGATAGTAGCGTGACTGTCGGGTTCAGGGAGGACGATTATGCAAGAGCTGTCGAGAGTTGTGGTTTTGTGCGCGGCACAGGCCTATCTCACGGAGGTGCTGCTGAACAGCAGCCTTCTGGAGAAGCCTCGGGGATGGTTGAAGAAACTGCACCCGAAGATAAATGAATTACTCACTTGTCGGATGTGTTTGGGTTTCTGGGTGGCTTTGGGGCTAACTCAGAGTCTCATTCCGGCACTTGCCATCGCGGCAGGAGGCTTCATCGTAGGAGACCGTTTCCTAAACTGCTCTGCTTGCCGAGCCCCCAAAGAGATAGGAAACTTCAAAATCAATGGCTGACGCCCTTCTTGCTGCCCTCACCTTCGTAGTCACCCAGAGCTTTCATCTTCTCGGAGCCATCGCCTTCGGGATGTACATTCATAAATCCTTCAAAAGTTAATGGACAGAGTTCAACAGCTTACAACCACCCTGCGTAGGCTCCAGACGTTCCGGAGGCAATACGACGCGAATCGTCTGAAGTACTACAAGCAGTACGTGGGCGTGCGCGACACGAAGCTGTTTCCGGACAAAATCACCGCTCGGAGCTCCGTGAGCTCCCGCTACGCGTACTCGAACGTCGAGGCGCTTGTCTCCCGCGTGCACGATGCCTTCTTTGCTTACGAAGACTGGTTTGAGTGCAAGCCCCGGGGAGCGCAGGACGCCCTTGCCGCCATGTCACTTGACATGGTGCTCAAGTACAAACTCCGCAAGGCGAAGTTCACTTCGGTTTTTGAGGACGTGGTGCGGAACATCTGCATCTACGGCCACGCCGCCATCAAGGTTGACTGGGACTACGACTACGAGGTCGTAACCAAGCCGCAGGCGATTCCTCTGATGGACCCGACCACAGGGCAACCGGTCATTGACCCCCAGACCGGCGCTCCGGTTCCGGCCAAGATTATCCCGACGCAGGTCAAGGTCCCTCGCAGCTGTCCCAAGTTCACCGCCATCGACGTGTTTGACCTGCTGGTTGACCCAGACGGGCACACGATTGTTCACCTTACCGAAAAGACTGTCGGGCAGATGCTCCGGGAGGCTGAGGTCAATCCTCAGCTTTACTACCCGGACGCCCTCCAGAAGCTTGTCGACAACATCAAGATGAACGGCAAGCCGGATGTGGACCCGATGGAGGTACTGGTAAGGCTGGCAGAAATCTGGAACGTCCCCGAAAAGACCTGCTCCCTGCTGACCTTCTCGGCGGATTTCAAGGAAAACCTTGCTTACAAAGACCAGCGTTACTCCATACGAACTGGAGCTAACATCACGTCCTACAAACGGGCGCTATACACCGGTGACCCCATCCTTCTTTGGGACGGGCCTAATCCTTACCTTCACCAACAGCCCCCGATACTTCATACCTCGTACGTCAAACTTCCTAATGAAATCTTTGGAATCGGCGCTGTAGAGACCATCAGCTCCCTCGCTGACTCCTTCGACATGATGTTGAACATGATTTCCGATAACTGGAACATCAACATCAACAAGCGGTACGCGTACGACACTCAAGCCGACATCGACCACGATGCCCTGAACAACCTCAACATCCCCGGCGGAAAGGTTGGAGTTGTCGGAGACCCCACCAAGGTCATCTTCCCGCTTCCGGCATTCACGCCTGCCTCAGGTGATTATCAAATCCTGCCCCTCTACAAGGGCCTGATTGAAATGACCTCAGGTATCTCGGATTTCTACACCCACGGTGTAGGCTCCTCGGGAGGCAACGATACCGCCACCGGTATCTCGCAGGTCATCTCGGAAGGTAACTACCGCTTCAAGCAGTTCATTCGGAACCTTGAACTCGACCTCGTGCAGCCGCTGCTCTCGCAGTGTGCGGCCCTGTGTCAGCAGTTCATGACCGACCAAGAGGAAATCACCATCACGGACGCTCCCTCGGGCATCAAGAAGCTCGCATGGGTGCAGCCGGAGGAACTCCTCGGAGCGGTTGACTTCGACATCGTCGCGGCCAATTACTCCAACAACAAAATCATCCGCCAACGGAACCTGATGAATCTGGCTGGGCTGCTTGCCCAGAGCCCGTACATCCGCGAGGACGTGGCCATCACGGCGCTCCTCAAGGCCTTCGAGGTCCCGAACGCCGACCAGTTCGTCAAAACCCCGGACGAGATGCAGGCCGAGCACCAAGCCAACTTGAAAGAGCAAGTCGAGCTGATGATGCTGGAGAGTATGCTGGCAACCGAGTCCAAGGCTCGCCTCCAGCAGTCTAAGCCGCAGACCTCCAAGGGAGCCGATGGACGCCCCCGCACCACCAACCCCGCAGGCCCCTTCAAGGGCGCAGGCCTCACGAGTGAGATTCGCTCCGTGGCTAGCGACCTGACCGGAGCCCGAGACCTAGGGTTGGGTGGGCTAGGCGAGGTTCCAAGCAAATAACCATCAGACTTAAAAGCCCCCTTAGGAGCCCATGGATTCAGCAGTACAGCAAGCCCTTGAGACCGTCTTTAAGCCTGTTTCGGACGCTGTAGACAGGATTGTAGAAGCTAACACCGCTGCACTCAAGCTGGCAAATGACCAGCTTGCACTGCAATCAGCCACCATCACAGACCTCAAGAACCTCTTGGGGCAAGTGCTTGTACCGGTTTCGGGGACCGGTGATGCCAACCTCCACCTCAACTGGGACCTCGTAGTCAGCTCGGGAGTTGCTCCAATGAACTCCAGCCTTGTGAAAGGCACCGACTACGGATATCGTCAGCAAGTCTCGAAAGCTGGCTATCCCCCGCAGGCCATTGAGCTGTTCTTCAACAGGGCCATTCCGGGCGACTACTCGGGATTTCTGGTAGCCATCCATCGGCCCATCGACAAGACCTCCGGCAAGCTCATCTTCAAGGGGCGCTTCTTCCACGACGACCGCGCTTCCAACGGGATGCAGGCTCTGGAGTTCGACACCCTGCTCACCAAGGCGGGCTTCAAGTACAACCTCAGCTCCCAAATCAACTACCAAAAAGGCGGAGTGCTCCAAATTGTCAACGACGCCGACGGCGACCGAGGCTGGGAGGACACTCCGATAGTCCTCGGCAAGCCCCTCGCGAATGTCTGGCACGACTTCCAATGGGAGTACTGGTTCGACTTCTCCTCCAAGACCTTCGGCTACGTGGCCTTCACCTTTGACGGAACCCGCTATCCCATCCCCCAAGGCGAGTTCACCAGCCAATCAGCCCTCACTTCCAACTGGGGCGACGGTCTCCACTGCCAACTCCAAATCGGAACCAATTCCAAAGGTCTCCCGTTCGCCGTGGCCTTCGACCGCCTAGGCTACTTCACCCAATGAAACTTTTCGACAGGGCAAAAACCAAGATTCTCGTAGTCGAAGTCGAACCCGGAAGACGCATCCCGGACCTCGATGAAGACTCCCGTCAGGCAGTGGTCTCACTCGCCCACCACCCCGGCTTCCGCTACCTGATGGCTAAACTCAAGTTTGAACGCGCCGTGCTTCAGTCCAAGCTCGTCAAGGAACGCCATTCCGACATCGCTGATGTGGCCTACCTACAAGGTGGAGTCCACTGGCTGGGATGGCTGGAAGATTTCGTACGGAAGGAAACCCAGTCCGTCCTGAATCGCCACCAAGACGCCTCGCACGCCGAGGAGCTGGCTTTCAAAGAAGCCATGGCCGCCTACGAAGAAGTAGGCAAACCCAAGATTTAACTAGCCACAACCCTAGTTAAGGCAATGACCCCCTAGTCATTGGTATTACCCACAAGGAAACCCAATGTCCTACAACGATAACCCTCCGAATGACTTCATGAAAGACTTCGGTAGGGAGTTGAGCTTTGACGATTTATTCGCTCCTGAGCCAACGACGACTGTAACAAGTCCCTCCACCCCTGAGCCGACGCCCCAACCACAAGTTGTGTCGCAGCCTGAACCTGCTCCGGTAGCCGCTCCGCAGCCCCCAAGCTTCGAGCCTATCCGCGCTGGCAACACGGTCTACAACTCTCGGGAAGAACTAGAACGTGGAATGTCCGTCAAGGACTCCACCATTGAGCAACTCCGTCAGTTTGCAATCGAGCGCACGGGCATTGACCCGCTCAAGAAAGCGAACCAACCGCAGTATCTGCCGCAACAGCCGCAGATGCCGCAGGGCTATTACGACAATCCGGAGAGATATCTCCAAGACCTCGTAAAAGGCGCAGAGTCTGACCCTCGTTTGTACGTCAACGCACAAGCAGGACTCATCGACGAACGCGTCGCCCAAGTACTCTCCCCATTCGCGCCTATCCTCGCAAGGGTAGCGCGAGAGGAAGCCGTCAAGTCAGTTTCCCATGAACTCAAGGACTTCTCGCAAGTGCAGTCCTCCGAACACTGGAACGCTGTCATGACCGAGCTTCCGGACCTAAAGCAAGCCATCGAAGGCGCTGAGGGCAACCCTCAGTTCCAAGACCGCTTGCCGGGGTTGTACAAGGTCGCTTACTTTGCCGCTCGTGGACGCCAGTTGCCCGAACTGCTGAAGCAGGCCCAAGCCCCTGCTCCTCAGCCTCCCCAACAGGCGCGACCAACCCTGCAGGCGAGTGCCACCACTCCTCCTATGCAACAGGCCACTGCTCCGGACATTCGAACCCCCGAAGGCCGGAAAGCCCTGATTGCCCAGATGGAACAAAACGGCATTCTCGACCGCAGGTTCTAAGCCCCTCTTGGGAAAACCCCCCTATTCCTAACGAGGAAGAATGTTTAATAAATTTCTTATTCTTTTCGGGTTGGGTGCGGATGTCGTCACGGTAACTTCAGGAACCGTGGGTGTCGCGGGTAACGTATCCGCCGACCTCATCACCTACATGTCAGCCAAACTGCTTGAGGTTGCGGAACTCCGCACCATCCTCGACCAGTTCGGTGAGAAGGCCCCGCTCCCGGGCAACAGCTCTTTGACGATTCGTTTCGTTCGTCAGGAGAAGTTGGCTGTAGCGGTCTCCCCCACTCAACTCTCGCAGGGTATCGCCCCAGATGCACAGGGCATCACCCTTAACCAGTTTGAAGCGACTGCAGAGCAGTACGGCAACGTGCTGCGTATCGCAGACCTCGCTGAACTGACGGCTCGCCACGACGTTGTCGCTCGCAGCATGTACATGCTCGGGCTGCAGGCGGCTGAAACCTACGACCAGCTCATCTTCAACGTGCTGGACGCTGCGACCAACACCTACCGCCCCAACAACCGTACCGTTGATACCGGTCTGCTCGCGTCGGACACTCTGTCCTACAACGACCTTATCGAAATCAACGCGCTGTTGCAGGACGTGGGTGCAAGCACGATGGACAACGGTAACTTTGTCCTCGTGGTGGCTCCGCAGGTTCACGCGGCAATGCTGAAGGACCCCGATTTCAAGGAAGCGTCGAAGTACGCGCAGCCTGAGAAACTCTTCAAGGGTCAGGTGGGTGTGCTCGGTGGAATGAACCTGATTGTCTCGAACGCTCAGGCCTTCACGACCCCGACTGCACAGACCACGACTGGCTTCGCGGACAAAGTCTACAGCTCGTTTGCTGTGGCCAAGTTCGCCTACCAGATTACTGACCTGCAGGGTCTTCAGTTCTACACGGTGGCTCCGGGCGGTCACACTGACCCGCTCCAGCAGTCCCGTAAGATGGGTTGGAAGTTCGCTTTCAAGTCCCTCATCACGAACCAGAACTGGATTCGCCGCGTCCGTACGGCTGGCCTGAACTCCAAGACCTTCTAAGAATGACGAGGGGAGCTAGCCTCCCCTCAAGGTCTCCAAGGACTCTATGGCTAAAACTGAAACCGTTGCAACTCAAGCTGTTCCCGAGATGGAGTACGTTGAGATTCCCTCTCATGATTTGTTCGATAAGCCCTTCGATGGGATTTGGAACAACCACACTCACTACGCCCCGGGCGTGCACCTCGTCGAAAAGGTCGAGGCCAGCTACCTCAGGGAACGTCTGAAGATTTGGCAGGCTGAGCAGATTCGCCAGCTCCGTCCGAACGCAGACCCGCGTGTGGCGGCAGCCTTGAAACCGAATGCAACTTAACGAACTGATTACGCTCGCGAAAAGCAAAGCAACTGAGGCGGGGTTGGACCCCGCCTTGGTATGCGCAATTGTGGAACAGGAATCTGCGTGGAACCCTTGGGCAATACGCTACGAGCCTGCTTTCCAGAAGAAATACATCGACCCCATGCCTATCAAGCAGACCGACAAGGTCGCTCGCTCGATTAGCTGGGGACTGTGTCAAGTCATGGGGCAAGTGGCCAGAGAAGCTGGCTTTGAAGGCGACTACGCTTCCCTCTGTGACCCTGAAGTCGGCCTGACCATCGGCTGCAAAGTTTTCAAAAAGAAACTCGCCCTCGCCAAAGGAGACATCAAGAAAGCTCTCCTTTACTGGAACGGGGGCTCTCGCCCGGAGTATGTGGACGAGGTCCTAGCCCGCGTGGAGAAATATGGCGTTTAGCATTGCAGATTTATTCGGAGGTTCGCTCACCAAGGGCGTCGGGGAAATCATCTCGAAGTTCAAGGTGGACCCCACGGTCAAGGCGCAGCTTGAGGCTGCAGTTCAAGAGAACGCGCATGAGCTCGCCCTCAAAGAAGCCGAACTCAACGCGAAGCTCTTAGACCTGCAAGGCAGAGAGCTGGACATCGCAGGGCAGAACATTCGCGCCGAGACCCAGAGCGAAGACAACTATACCAAACGCGCCCGACCCACCTTCCTCTACATCATGGAGTTGATTCTGGTGTGGAACTACATCGCCGTGCCTCTCCTAGGCAAGGTGCCCATCGAGTTCCCAGAAGCTCTGTTCTGGATGTTCGGGAGCTGTATGCTGGGCTACACCGGCGCTCGCACGTGGGAGAAGTTTGCAGGAGCACCTAAGGCTAAACAATAATGTCAACTACAGTCGGCCAAATCATCAGTGCGGTATCGCAGGATGTACGGGGACTCCTCGGAACGACCGGCGGCGACCAAACAATTCTACTCGACTATGTCAACCGCACCCATCAGGATTTGCTTCGGCAGACCAGATGGGTGTTTTTGAAGAGTGGGGTCCAGAGCTTCACGACCAGCTCAGGAGTCTACAAGTACTGGATTGGCCAAACCGGCAGCAACCCAGTCGGCACCACAGACACCCTCCTCAACCTGACAGACATATTCACCATCGACGAGAACTCGGTCTACG